GGAAGAGTATATGAAAATTGAATTTCTACATTTTCAGTTGTTGTCGTAGGTTGACTTGCAGTTGGGTCATATTCGGAGTGTTCAAATACAATAGTAAAGTTTATAGACACCCCTGCAACTAATTGTGTAAATTGATTTAAACTACCTAATTGTACTTGAAGAACTGAATTATTAATAGTTTTAGAAGCACCATAGGTATAGGTGCCACTTAATGTAGTAGTTTCTAACTCTATATTTGTAATCTCTGTTTGCTGTAATTCTGCAACGTATTGTTGTTGAACGGGATTATTAAATAAATCTTTTAAATCATAGCCTTCGTAGTAATTACCATATACCAATCTATTACCCATTATGGTTTGAGCTACTGCTCGTAAGGGTACGTTGTCATATAATCTTAAAAGCTCTGATTCTGGGAGAACAGTAAATATTTTGCTATTATTAAATGCAAAACTATATTTAGTATTGTCAGCATAACCTAAAAGATTTTTATCTAGTTTTTCAATTATCTTAATAACATTACTAGAACTTTCTTTATATAGTAACTGTACAGATTTAACCAAACTACTACCACTATTAAACACAATATCAATACCACTTATGGTATTTATCATTCCTTCGTTAGTATTAGTAGCAAAGTTGTACTCATAGATGTTCGGATCAAACGCAGGTTCTGTCCACTGTGATGTAGCTGAGTATTCTCCATTTCCGTATTGATATCTATAAGCAAAACAAATAAATCTGTTAGATAAAAAGTCATCACCTAGAGCGTTTGACTTAAATTTTAAAGTAAGTTCGGGAGATGCTGTAGGTGGTTTTTTAATAACCAATAGTTCTTCAGCAGTAACAATGTCTAAATTATTAACAGGATTGGGATAATTAGTTTGAACATTAATTACTCTTGGAGGATTTACATTGTCTGTGAAGAATAATAAATCTTCTATTTTATTAATACCTGTGATTAAATTTGTAGTATTAAAGTTTAAAGTAGTATTTACACCTAGTCCGTCATCTATACTGACGACATGGTAGGTTAAATTATTGGTAGTTGGATTTAATGAAACTATTAAATCTAATTTTTTAGTGAGACCCACGGAAAAGTTTGGGTCGTGAACAAACCAATAGATACGGTTGTTTTGTCCGTCTTCAAAAACACCTATGCACTTAGCGTCTACACTTAAAAACGTAGTCACTTCATCACTTCCTGTCTCTTCATATTGTAAACTTGTAAGCTTGGTATTACCCTTTGAATTTTCAACCGCTCCTATTTCTGAAGCTTCAGTTGATCCAAGTCTTACGTTTAAGGCATCAATGTATTCACCATTCGGCACTAGTCTCTCGTCAAGAGACTTGTTCATTCTACCTCTTACAAAATTTCTTTGAGTGTTTGGCATATTATTTTATCCACTTGTTTTCACCACGGATATTCATAAGTAGTCTACCAGGGTGAATATTACTCATTCTTATTTTAGCATTTCTTAATAATGCTGATTTATCTTTTCTTGCTCTGTTGACTATATATTCTTGAACGCCAAATTTGTTATTTAATAATTCATATTTAATCGCTGCGTATATGTATTGTTCAAAAAGTTTATTAACACTAATTTTAGAATCATCGCCCCCTTCCATACCATCGCTAATGTATTCAAGAACACATTGTTCATTAGCCATAGTAGAGTCAAAATTTATAACACCAGCTTTTTTATCTATTCTAAAAGTTGGATTAAAGTTTGCCGTCTCTGTATTTAAACCATATCTAGCTCCTATGTTATAATCTTTTAGTTCATATGGGTCGTATGCGCTAGGGTCGCTAATTGTAGTGTTGGAATTATTTTGATTAAGATATATACTTTCTTGTTGTCCCGCAATACGCTGTTGGTCTAATTTTGACTGAGCTGTCACAACGCTTCCATCAGCGTTAAAACTTAATGTTCCTGTTGAACTTTGCAAATACGCTTGTGCAGAGTTAACTTGTATATTTTCTGTTAGTGGTCTTAAATAACCGTCTTTGTATAGTGATAGTCTAATCCAATTAACGAAATCAGACGGAAGAGTAAATACTAAATCGTCAAACACTTTTAATTCTAAAGCTTTTACTTCTTTAAATGCATCGTAGTTTAGTTCTTGTATTGAGCGTTTAGCATGAAACAAAATTTTAAATCTATTAACATTGTTAACAAGTGCATGATTGCCATTGTACATTAATAAAAAATTGGTGACTATATCTTTTAAAGACAAGTATTGGTAGGAACCCCAATTTTCGTTTGTAGGCGTTGAACCTGCATTTTCGTAGTATTGATATTGAGATAGATATGCCATTAGTTTTCTTTTTGTTCTTCCATTTGTTCTTGTTCTGCACCAAACCGCGCTTCTTGTATGTCTCTGATGGACATACCTGCGTACTGTAATATTTTAAATACCAAAGATGTTTCGTCGTCGGATGATAATTCAAAGTCTTGAAAATCAGATGAGCTTTGATTAAATGCAGGCGCACCGTCACTTACTGTTATATAGGTCCAATTAGGTGTCTTAGGGTAACGAATGTATTGTGCTTGTATATCAGTAGCGCCATTAAATTGTGCAGGATATACAGTCATTACGTTAGCCTGTAAGCTATAAGCAGGAAAACCTAATGTAGGACTTGTCAATAACGAACTGTTTAAAAGTGTTATTTGACTATTAGAAACTTTTTCTGCTTCACCTTGTAATATACCTCCGCTAAAACATAATACTTTATTGATTAAATAGTAATCATCTCCAGTAGTGGAAAGAGACGGTAGAAAATATTGATTAAGTGTACTTTGAGTTAGGGTTTTCGTTTCAGAAAATAAATCAATAACCTCTTCGTAACCCTTTCTGATATCGGCATAACCCGTTCCAACTAAGCGTGCATTCTCTTGGTTTATAAGTTGGTTATACTGATAAAAATAATCATCGAATATATCTAACTGAGCTTGCTTGGCAAATAAATTAAAATCTGAAGGCGAGATATAACCGTAGTTGTTTTTGTTGAGTATTGCTAATACGGTATTTCTAACGGAATTTATCATTACAAATATTTTATCAAAGATAAGTAAAAAAAAAAGACACCCTAAAAAAGGGTGCCTCCACAAACCATATCAAATTAATGAAAAAAGATTTTAGTATTTTATGAAAATACAGTTACTGCAATACTTGTCACAGTTTCACCTGTAGGTAACTCAACAGGTACTACTGCGTTAGTCCAACTAGTTTGACATGCAGTTTCAATAGCAGCGTTAATAGCTGTTACCAAAGCAAATGTACTACCTACTGTAACTAATGCATAGTGATGTGAAAAAGATGCTGTACTATAAATTCTCATTGCCGTTGCGCTTGTTCTTTCTACGAATAAACCTTCGCCAATTGGAACTAGTTCATCCCCTGCTCCTGTTGTAATCTGAATATATTTTGCCATGTTATTATATTTTATGGGTTAAACAAAAATTTTAGATTTATAAAATACTAAGTTACGAATTTTCTGATAACTTTTTTAGATGCTTTAACAGGTCCACACCATCATCCGACTGAAAGAAAGATACAGCTATATGCAAAGGGTCTTCACCAAAAGGCACGTTTGTCATTTTCTTTTTATTAGTTGGAGTATTAAACCATATCTCTTTATCTTGATTCCGCAATGTCAAAAAGCTATTATCGAAAAATCCTTGCACCGTTGCGTTAAGTTTGAGCATAGGGTCTTTAAGGATAAGCAAAAAGTCTTTTGGATTTGCTTTAGCAAAAACAAGCAAGTCTCTTTTAAGTTCGGCTGTAGTCAAATTATTAACATTTTTATTAAATATAACACGTGACATATTAACCACCTGATCTAAAGATAATTGTCTAGCTTCTATAAGCGCATCAACTTCTTCATTTAAAGTATCTATTTTATCCTGCGCATCTTTCTTTTTGTCTATTTCAATAAAAGTTCTGCCGTTACCAGGATGAAGGGATAAAAATCTTTGTAGATTTTGATTTTCTTTTTGAACAGTTAAAAAACCATTCTCAAAAACAATAGGCTCTAAAATAGCATTTCCATCCTGCTCTTCAATAAATGGAGAGTTTTGATTTCTTGCATACCGTAAAGATTTATTTGTTCCTGTTTCCTCATCAAAGTATAATAGAGGATATCTTTGTGTGTGTCTTGAGGCTAATATTAATGATAGCCCAGGGTTTTCTCTTAATAATTTATACGTTTTTGCAACGTATTTAGTAGTAGTACTCATTAGATTAAATTTAATTAGATTAAAAAAAAGGGGGTATTTCTACCCCCTAAAGCATTATTAACTATTCTTGAAATATAAAGAAGTTGTTAGCACCTAAAGTACAAACAGCTCTTTCTGACAAGAAGTTTACTTGCATGTTATCCACATCACTTGTTCTTGCACCACCAGCAGAACCAGTAATCCAAGTTTTGTAACGTCTGTCTTCTGTTTCAGAAGCTCTGTATCTAACATGTAAGAAAGGTCTCTTAGCATTTTTACCAAGTATTTGGTCATAAACACTAGTTGATCCCGCAGGTACAAGTAGTCCGTTTATACGTCCTGATCCTGCTCCTGTTGGTAAACCACCTCTCATTGTTGGGTCGTTTAGGTATTTCCAGTCAGACTTATAGAAGTCATAACCTCTTCTAAATCCTGTAAATCCTAGGTTAAGCGCCATTTCCTCGTCATTGTCAAACAGTCCGTAAGAAGTACCACCAGCACCATAAGAGTTTTGTGCAGCTAACATATCATCAATGTCAAAAGCAAATTGTCTGTCAACGAATATTACGTTTTCATCTATTGCTCCTTGCTTATCGAGTCTGCTAATTACATTATCAAAATCAGCAAGAGTTGTTGGATTACCACCATCCCAGATATTTCCTCTAGTTGTTACACTATAAAAGATTCCGTCTGATCCTGCTCCAGGATTAGCAGCAGCCTTAGCACTACCAAGTATTGCTGCAGCACCTGAGTTTTGTTCAGCTGGTACAGCTTCAATCATTGCTGTTTCTAAATAGTCATCAAATCTAAGTCTTGTTTCATGCTCAGATTTTAAATACCATAAATATCCTGTAGCTCCATCTTCAGTGGTGATTTCTACCCATCCGATTTGAGCCATATCAGATCCAGATACATTATAAGTATCTTTGATGATAATAGGCTTGTTTTCAAAAATGAAATCATTAGCTTCAAGAGAACCAACCATTCCAGCTGTTCCTTTTCTAAATTCTGATCCGTAAATAAATACAGTAACATCAGCTGCTGTAACTAAAGTTCCTGAAGTTACTAGTCCACCAGCTTCATAAAAATCAGCTGTGAATCTACCTCTAGCACCTGCAGTATTATCTACCGCACTTACAACTGCTTTGTTGGATCCAGATCCGTCATTTTGAACAATCATTACTGTTTGTCCTACTCTGATAACTTGTTCTGCAGCTGTGGGGTCAAGCACATCATTTACTTGGAATTGTACTTGATCATCACCAGCAGTACCTGTGCTACCAACTTGAGTGTATTTAGTATGTAACCTACCTTGTTCTGCCCATTTAATAAGGTCAGAATTAGTTGGCATTTCCGCTCCTACCATACGTAGGAAGGAAGATATAGTTCTATTTCCATAACGCTCAAACTCTTTTTCATAAGTATCAGGTAGATACTGATTCAAAAAGTCAAAGTTAGTTATGTAGTTTTCCGTTGTCGGAGTTCTCTCGGAACTCGGAGTCAACGCAAATGTTGGGCTCGTTTTAACTTGTCCAGGCATAATTTTAAATTTTTAAGTTTTACATTTTTTTAATACTCTTTATTTTCAATCCACGGCTCGATGGCTGTGATATTGATTTGACTTGCATGCCTCCTTTTGTTGAGACTTCTGGTGCACTACGTTCTGTCATTTCGACATTTTTTGTTTTACGCATTACATCCTCTGTCGCATAAGCTTTGCCTTGTTCAAAAAAGAACGAAGCAAACTTATCAGGATTCATAGCCATAGCTAAAGAACGATGGTATCCAGCAGCATCTTTGATTAAACCCGTTTGACTGTCTATGAAAGTATTTACAAAATTCATAGGAGTGTCTTGAGCTTTTCTCAAATCTGTGGCTGTTCCTGGAGAATAAACTATATCATTATCACCAATTTTGAATTTAAAACCTTTAAACTCAGGTGAAAATACTTTGTCACTTTCTGATTTAAACCAGTTGGACTTTCTAGCATCTTGCTCCTCTCGTGTTTTAGCCTCACTCATGTATTGCTTATATGCTAAATATTCTTGATCATTTGCGCCTGAACTTTCCCTTGACTCAAGAGGTAGTTTGTATTTTTGTTGCTCTTGATTAAAATATTTCTTGGCTTTAGCAACCATTTTTTTCTTTGTTAATTTTACTTTTTTAATTACATTTTCATCGTCTACCTCCTCATCATAAACATAATCCTCCATAAGAGAATCTATATCTTCAGGATCTAAACCTTCTTCTGTAATTGTTAAGTATTCTCTTAACAAATTATCAGGGCTAACGTCTGAGTAATCTTTCTGTAACTTTAGATAATCACTCATTGAACGCCCTGTTTCTTTTTTATATTTGAGGTATGCTGATATATCTTCAGATAAAGGCTCGTCCGCTTCTCGCTTATCTTTGAGCTCATCTAAGGATGTGATTTCAGTACCCCATCTATTTCCAATATATGAAAGAACGTCATCTTCTGATAGTTCAGAAGAACTTTGTACTTCTTCGGTTGTTTCTTGACTTGTTGTTTCAACAGGCGAAGATTCTTCAACCGTATCTTTTTTTTCTGTAGTCTCAGCTACATTATTCTCTTCAAAATTTAACTCCTCTTGTTTTGCTACATTCTCTGTATTTTCTACAGGAGTTTCATCTTTTTGTTTCTCCTCATGTTTGTCGAGAAGTTCTTGTTCAATTTCTTGTTTTGACTTTTCTTTAACATCAGTCAATTCACGTACTTTAATGTCCATTTGATTAGATTAAATTTATACAAAGTTAAATAAAAAATATATACGTTTTTAGCGTGGTTCAAACTCCGCTAAATCAAAACCATCTAGTGAATCTTCGTTGGATTCAAAGTTTTTAGGTGGCAGATTGTTTTTTCTTTGATTTATAAGCTGAGATTGTTGAGAATTTTGCTGACTTATACGGTCTTTTTTTGCTGTTTCACGTGCTCCTTCTCTAAATGCTAATGCATTTTCAGAGGTGTCTCTAAGTTGCATGTTATACTGAAACTCCTGCTCCATCAAAGTAGCTTTTAATTGTGCCTCTGCTTTTTGTTTTTCTATTTCAAAAGCTATCTCTGCTTGTTTTACTTTTAATTTGCTTTCAGTTTCAAGTGCAATCTTTTGTGCATCTGACTGAGTTTTAATTTCTTGTATTTTGATAGACTGTTGAGCTCCTAATGCTTTTTCTTCCATCATTCGCTTCTGATCTTTGTCTTGCTTTTGTTTACGTTTTAATTTAAGTAATTGATTTGCAAGCTTTAAGTTTTTTATTTCCCTTATATCTATAGCATCTTCTAAATTAATATCTTGTTTAGATAAAGCCATTTGTATATTCTGCTCTAACATAGCTTGTTGCTCTTCGTCAGGCGAAAGTTCAATAAATATTCCAAAGTCATAAATGTAGAGCTCGGCTATCTCTTCAAGAATACTTACATTATATTTTCCTATTTTATTTACAAAGTCTTCTTTAAAGTTTGAATATTCTAATATATCAGCTATTCTGTATGTGAGCGCTTCAGCTAAAGACCTATAAATATAGAGACCACTATCCAAGATGTGACGTGTAGCAGTGTTTGAATTAAGTGCCGCTAATTTTTGTACACCTACTAATGCATCAGGATTAGGCGTGCTACTATCTCTAGCTTCATTTAAACCTGTAACCGCTCTAATCATATCAAGATAATGATTGTAATTAGCAATTAGCATTTGAGTTTTTGATGCCCCTGAATTAGAAGTTAGTTGTTGTATCGGAGTTCTTGCTTGGTTGAAATCGCCTTCTTGAGTATAGCTTCGTCCTATAACACTACCTGTTTGAAAGTATAAACGTAATGCGTCTTCAGGATTATATGCCGCACCTGTACCTAAGTCTACTTCATTCAACCCATCCGCATCAATATATACCCCGTCTGGCACAACTCTAGCAATTACTTGTTGTAATTTCAAATGAGTGATTTGTATTAAATCTGCAAAAGGTATCATTCTTCGAACAAGAGATTCTATATTACCCTTGTACATTCTAGGCGCTACAGCTACATAGTTAGGTAAAGCGTGTTGATTTGCTGATTTTGGTCGGACCATGTTTTTAGCTAACTCCCATTTCAGTATAATATTTGTACCCATTACCATTACTCCATCATACCATACATCAATAGTTTTTTCTATTTTTTCGAAGTTGCCATCTTCTATCATTTCTTCAGGAGGATTAAATGTATCGTCCTTTTCTATCATACGAGTAGCGCCACTATCTAATTTTTTCTTTTTATAAACTATTTTTTTGGTAGTCTTATAGTTGAAGTACATAAGAGTACAAGTATCTCTATAGAAGATATCGTTTTCATAGTATTGTGCAGTATTAAAATAGTCATACCAACTTTGACTGTACTGAGCTATTTTCTCTAAATCATCGTTAGTAAGCGAAGGATCAATCTTCATTAGCTCTGTAATGCCGACAGTTTTTATTTCACCCCAATAAAAACAATCTTTGAAATAAGGGTCTTCAGTATAACTATATACCACATTAGCAGGATCGACATAAGAAAGTTTTACACCTGCTCCTGGAAGAAATTCGTGTTTAGCCATGCCTACCCCTACGACCATCTGATCATAATCTATTCGTTTACGAATATCTTCATAATGATTTTCCGCAAACATGGTATCTATAGCTTCCTCTTCTGCTATTTCTATAGCGGGTTTGTAGTTTAAATTAAGATATAAAGACAGCTCCTCATCTGTTTGAGGTAACTCTTCGGGATTAATAGTAAAGGGATTGTATCCTGTTTTTTCTTTAACTATACCTAAGACTTCTTTAGCAGCCATTTGGCCTTCTACTAAGTCTTGATATTTGCTTCTTTTTGCTTGGGATAGCGCATCTTGGGCATAGGCTTTAACTTTAAATAGTCTTTCATTCAAACCATTCACAACAATGTCTACAAACTTTGGAAGAATAGGGACAGGAGTCCAATCTAAATTTAGATAAGATAAATCCCCATCTACCGCTAATTCGTTTTTATATTTAGCTATTGATTGCTCACCTCTAGCATATAATCTAAGTCTATTAAAATCTCTCCACTGACTATAGTATCTACAGCCGTTTGAATCTTTTCTAAACCATTCATATTGTATAGCTTGTCCGATTTGAAGTCCGTATTCATCTGTTGCTTTTTCTGCATCTGAGGCATACTGATTTGGAAAACCTACAGATGAAATATTTATACTTACTTCTTTCATTTAACTAATTCACTAAAATTTCCACTGTTGCTATATCTTGCAAAGTTAAGACTTATTTTTGATTGTTTTTGAATAGGTAAATATAAGGATTTTTGATTTGCCATTATTGCTAGACCTGAGCTGATGGTCGCATCGTATTGAGTACGATTACTAATATCAAATCGTGCCCATTCTTCTAGCGTTCTATTAAATAACATAGAGCCTATTGTTGTCTGATCTCTATAAGTACCATCTAAATCTATACCTATATATTTTTCTATGTAAGACTCTATAGCTGCAGCATGAGACTGTTTTACATCTTCTGAAGAGTTGGGTATACCACCAATTTCTTTTTCTGTTTTGGATAATTTATTAAAATGCCTATCGGGTCTATTCATACAAAACCCTCGATACCCCCTGTTTTTAAAATGATACAACAGACGTGGTTTATTGTTTTCTATTAAAATCGGCATACTATAAAACACGCAAGCCATTAAAACTTCTTCAAAGAATATTTCGGCTGTCTGAGGTCTTGCCACGTATTCTAGAAAAAATTCGTTACTTGGAGCCTGATCCATATTATATTTAGTCAAACCATGAAGAGCACCGTTAGAGCCACGCCCTCCTACAGTTCCAGATATATCATAGCTATCACAACCAAACGCACCAATATGCTCATTGTTAGGATAATATATGCCATTTCTACTTTGTGGTTTATTTGTTAACTGTTTGTTTGGAGTCCAGGAGACTTGAAAGCGTCCGTTCCTATCTGGTGTCCATATAACTTCTGTGTCTTTTACACCGTCTTTCCAATAAAACTTACCTCGTGTTACGTGTTGTTTAATTATTAATGAATCGTTAAAATCAATTTGTTGATATATCTTAGTAAGATTAAATAAGCTACCTTTACTCTCATCACGAAAAGCATGAGATTCTGTACGTGGAAACTGCCGATAAAATTCATTTAATGCATCTGGGTCTTTCTTCAAAGATTCAACTTCAGCCTCCCAATAATCTATAGCACCGTTATAGATATATTCATCATCAACTCCTAAGATAGGATTAGAGGGTGTATAAAAAACAGGCATACCATACTTATCAATAAACCCTTCCATGTTCCATTCCATAGGAATAAACAAAGAGTACATACCGCTTTTGGTTTGACCATTAGCGTTTCTAGTAGAGATATTAGAGTCTTCATATAATTTTTTAAAATTTTCTCCTCCTTTACTCAACGCATTGGAGGTAGAGCCCATCATACATTTACCTATAATCTTACTTCCTAACCTTAAACAAGTTTTAGTTACCCTCCAATTGTTTAGTATATTATTTGGTTTTATCCATTTACCACTTTCATCGTGCACAAGTAAAAGAAGTTTTTCACCGTCGTATGAGTTTTCGTCAGTATTTTTCCAATCTACAGTAGTATCTAAACCATAGAGTTCATCGTCAACAATGTCATACATATTCTTTTTAGTAATCTTCGATGCAGGCACACGAAAGGCTAATTCAGTTTTAGGTTTGTCCATACCATCTTGTATTGGTTTAAAGAAAAAAGGTAATCGGTTTGCAATAGGAACAACTTTATCAGTAAACATTTTTTTTGCATCTGATCCTGTCTTGGACAATATACCAACTCTTGAATCTTTAGCTAATGTTCCAGTGTTAATACATTCTGAAGAGCCCATGTAAGAAAATCCTGATCTTCTAATTTTTAAATAATCTAACCCAAAACATCTATTGTCAGCCTTGCATGCCTCCCAAAACATAAAGAATATTCTATTAGCTTCTCTAAAATCTGGATATCCTACATCAATACTTGTCCATTGTAAATACATGTAATGAGAACCCGTAATATAAGTCGGTATTCCATTATTGTAAAACCAATGCCCCTCATCTCTTTTATCAAACTCTTTTTCTATGTAATCAATCCATCTGTTCTTAAAAGAGGAAGACATTTCGTTCCACTGAAATATAGATTGTATTTTAGATAAATTTTTATCTAGTGTAGCACGCTCCCAATATTGTTCTCTTTTACTTTTAGACTTCGCATATATCTCGTTTGGTTGAGAAGGTAAAGCAATGACCAAACCGTTAATGTTTATTGTTTCACCTATAGTTCCATCTTTGGATATAACCACGCAATCATATTTTAAATTATAACCATATTGCCAACTGCGAGCTTTATTCTTAGTTGTTAAAACCCCTTTAGGAATATATCCTTTAACTGTTTGATATAATTTACTTTGATTTTCTTTCTGCAAAACCTTGTTTTGTGTTTACATTAATATTTTTTTCTTCTTGGTTAAGCTCTTGCTCCTCCATATCAATTTTAGATAATATATCAAACGCATCAAATATAGCGAGTTTTTTGGTGGCTGCGGCGTTTTTAAGTCTGTCAGCCGCTAACTCATCTTCAGGATCTGGTTTTATAATATCTTCTTTCGCTACTTTTATTAATTGTTCTACAGCCTTTCGCCCTGCATTTATTATTTGCAGTTTTAACATTTCTGATTTCATTATTTTAATTTAATAAACATTACTTGAACAAGACGTGAATTTTCTTTCGTACCAAAATTTTCATAAATGTTTCGAGAATGAGGTATATTTGAATCAAATATTACCATTCTATTATACGCAGCATGAAAAACACACATAGGTTTATTATCTTGATAAAGTGTAGTTCCAGCTTGTTTTGGATATTTTTTATTTAAATATAAAAGTATCGTCATGTCACCCATCATTTCATCCGTATGTATAAAATTTGGTTCCTTTTGATTTACTGGTGATTGTCTGACAAAATTATAAGTAACAAAATATTGTGGAAAAGCCTTTTCCACTTTTTGTTGTAATTCATCATTTAATCGAACTTGAATACCTTTAAAAACATTTTCCTCGTCTTGAACATCTCCAAACTCACCTTTTAGTATGTTTTTAACATATTGATCAGGATTATCTATTATATTATTAATTATAATATTTGTCATATTACCATTGTAATTTGATGGTCATACATACGATATAGTTTTTTCCCGTCAACTTGAAACGGATACTCGCTTTCAGGCATAAACGAAACCATGCTTCCATTTACAACACCTTGCTTTTCTAGTGCACTGTTTGTATATACCATCTTTGCTACTAATGGTTCTTCTTTTGTGTTCTTATATATTAATGATTTCTTAGTTTTTATAGGCTCTACAAAACAATACCTATCATGACTATGCCATTTACCGTTTTGTTTGTACATAAAAAACTGTTCGAAATCGACAAAAAACAAATTGTCCATAAAAAAACTTTTACAACTCTTCTCTCGTCCTTTCATATCGTAGTAAAACTTAAATACATTATGGTGAACTAACAGTAGGTTTCCTTTTTGTATTGGACCCTGGTAATTAATAGGTGTGCTTATTACTATTGCTTCTCGATTGGAAGCTAAATGATTTTCTTGACTCGTATTAATTACAAAATCAACATCATCAATTTGTTTAGTATTGACATATCTTTTTCTATCTATAGGTTCTACTATAAAGTAATGTGGTGATTTCATTAGAAATTTATATTATACTCTAAGGATAATGGCATGTTTGTATTAAACTCTTTCCAAAGAACCACTTCTTCTTTTTTTTGAATCCAAATTTTTATTGAATCTGTTTTAATATCGAATTGTATGAGGTGAATTGTATAGTCTCCATTTAAAATACTTTGTCCAACTATATAATGCATAGCGCCTGACTTATAATCTGCGCCTACAGATATTTTTCTGATATCCATTAGATTTGATTTAATTTAAATATAAAGATACAAATATATATCCTTAAAAATCTTCAGGTTTTTTATTGATAAGGTTTGTCTTTTGCTTGCTACCCGCAGAAGAACCAAAATAATAACCAATGACTTGAGTAAAGGCAGCAACTACCGCACCAAAACCCATATCAAATAATCTCTGAGACTCTTCGGGGATTTGCCATAAACCGATTGCGCCTGCGATAACTCCTATAAAACATAATGTTATACCCCAACCTACTGTTTTAAATAAAACATCGTTTGATCCTGCATTTAGCG